GCCTGTTTGGTAATCTGTCCAGTGGCTACGGCGTAATCGTATTGCATCTCTTTTGAGACACCATCCTGTTCCAAGATGGATGACACAAAGCCCGCGCCCTGTTCGTCTTGCGCGGCTTCCAGGTCTGCAATACTTTCGCGTTGTTTGCTGGCGGCGTATGAACCGTCTTTATAGGAGGCGGTTAGTTCCTGCATGGATTCGTTGTATTCTTTTGTGCTTATATCGCCGTCCCTCAACTGGTCTTTGAGGTCCGCCATATCAGTTTTATATAACTGCCTCACATACTGATTATCGTCATACGCTTTGGTAATTTGTTGCACGCTGTTTTCGTATGACTCATTAGCCTTCGTCATCGCAATGGACGCGCCGAAAATCCTTTCATAATCCACGGCAGGCGCGGCGGCTTGTTCTGCTTGCGGTCCGCCGCCGGGTTGTTGGTATGCAAACGCCATAGCGGTATAGTTCTGTGTGGCAGAGAGTCCGGTAATAGCTTCCTGAGCTGTATAGTTATAGTCATTACCGTATCGGTCTTTCGTTGTGCGTTGTACTCCTTGAGTTCCACCATTCGCCCAAAGACTCGATTTATCCTGCGCTTTTGCCGCCCTCACATAACTATCAGCACCAAGCCCACCAGACATATCCCAAACCGTGTCACCGCGCATCAAACTTGACATGCCCTGCATAAACATACTCACACCGGAAATAGTGGGGGCGAGTTTTTCAGCCGCCTTTGCTTTTCCAGCATCCAGCATGTTTGCCCACCCTGCCTCTAAGCGTGCATAATCACCGGCGGCGGAGTCGGCTTTATTGCCTGTTGTGGCAATGGTGTATTCAGCAGTCTGCATGAACGCTTCGCGGAAAGCGTCCTCTTTCGACATCCCCTGTCCCTTTAGTTTCGATTCGATTTCGTTGAACTTTGTCAGGGACAAGCCAAGTTGATCCAAGCGGCGTTTTGACTGGTTAGCAAGGGCTAAAGTTAATTCGCCCGTATCCATGCCTAAAGCGGTCTGTACTCGCGATAACCGTATTGCTTCTTCGGATGTTCGCGCTAATCCTAACTGGAATAAATCCGCGCCGTTCTTTGCCAATTGCATGTCACTAACTGTCCCCTTCGTAGCAACACGCAACTCATTCATGAACACTTTGCCGGTCGTTCCCATCGAGGCGGCGAGACGGTCAAAGCGGGCGCGGGTGTATTCCAAATCCGCACCAGATTTACCAAAATCATAAACTGCTTTTCCAGCTACCCCCACCATAGCCGCAGACCCTGCAAAGGTAAGCAGGGTCTTTTGCATGTTCTGTGAGAAATTGGCGTATTTTGCCCACGCATCGGACGCGGTTTGTCCAAACGTTCTTGTAACGGGAATGGCTTTATTCATCCCCGCCATGTACTGCTGAAAATCCGCGCCTAATTTATCGCCGGGGAAACTTCCCCCCAGCTTTTGCATGTCGTTTTTCAGGTTGCCTAAAGTAGAGCGCACCTGAGACGCGCCACGCTCGAAGCCGGAAACATCCGCGCCGATAACTGCTTGCAGGCTGGCAATCGTTTTACCGCTCATTCAAATATCTCTTTGCCTTTTTCATGCCATCCTCCACCTGCAACCACTCGTGGAAGTCTTCCATCCTCAGCGAGTCTATCTGTTCTAATGTCCAGCCGGTAAACTCCACCAAACGCCATCGGTAATACTCCAATGGCAGTTTGGTTTCCGTTCCGCGTTCAATTAGCCCGAAGAAGACTCGCTTTGAGAGTTTGGGTCAGATAAAGGACGGTTAGCGAGTTCGATGATGGTGTCCAACAGGCGGCGGTAATCGTCCCGCAAAAGTCCCTCGATGTAATCCACTTTTACACCAGACAAACGCGCCATTACTTTGTCGCTGGCTTTGTCTGATACGCGCGGGTCAAAGAATCCGCGAAACTCTTTCTGTAAAAGAGATGACGAATCGACGGTGATCTCCACGCCATCGGACAGGGTAATATTTTTTTTAGCTCCCATGTTGATCCTTTCTTATGCAGTCGTGCGGGTATAGTTCCCGTTGCCGGTGAAGTCAACAGACATCGTAACGACATCGGCGTAAGGGTGGTCAACTTTCGGACCGTTGGAAAACGCGCCGATAATGTGCTGGCGCTTGCCGGTTGCGGTTCCCTCGGGGTAGATGTTCAGCGTCCCTTGTGTCCCTTCGGCTAAGGCATCCTCCAGCGCCGTCCCACCTACTTGATACAACATCGACCATGAGGCGGTAATGTCTTTCAGGCTGGCAAGGCGCGTTTTTCGCGCATCACTTCCGGCGGTTGTGTCGATATAATCGACGGTTGGGGAAATAGTGCAGGTGCGCTGATTGCCACTCAGGACAACCGTCCCTCCGCTATATACCCACGTTCCATACAAGGCACTTCCTGAAAATTCGGGCATTTTGTACTCCTTATTGTCCTGTGCGGATACGGTATAACCCGCCCGCTACGTGTGTTTTGATTCCGCTGGGGTCTGTAAAGACATCCCCGAACGTCATCGTTCGAACTGAGAAAAAGTTTGTCTGACCTGATACACTCAGGGTATGACCATCGAAAAGGTTGTCAATCGTTCCGATAATGGTATCTGCTTGTGATGGATTACTGGCAAATACCCGCACGTTCAAAATATTATTAAACATCTTGCTTGGCGTCTGGTTTTCATCCATGAACGATTGCCAATTAAAAATGACATACGGATAAGATTGTTTATCCGGCGCAATCTGGTAATAAATCGCCGTCCCACCCAAAGCAGTTATGAGGGAGGATGAGCCAGACAACGCGCCAAAAACGCCGGTATTGAAGTCACCCAGGACGCTCATTTATTGAACGCGCCTCCCACTTTTTCATATAAGGTTGTGGCGTTCTTCTCGATACCAGGAATAAAGAACGGACGCGCCACAATATGACGGGTTCCCAACTCCTGATAAATTCCATACTCTACGCCGTCTAAAACGTTGTAAAGAAGTTTTTCAACCCGTTCAAAATGAATGCTGTTAAGCAATCTGCCCGTGTCGATAATGTGCTTCGACTGGATGTTGATCTTTATATCCGTTTCGCACGCCGCGCAAGTTTCTTGTAATGCCGCGTCAACGTTGGGAATCAACCCGGCAACAATAGAATCAAGAACGGCGGTGTTCAATGTGGCAGAGATACTTAAGCCCATCATGATATTTTCTCCAACGTCGCCCGCACATCTGTCAGCCATGAACTATTTGCATTGACTTCTGTCACGTTGTACGTTTCGCCGCCATATTCAAAACGGTTGGCGGTTGTAAATGCTGTGCCATGCGGGAGAGTGAGGATCCACGAAGAGTATGGACGGATGGACGCGTTAGCCACATTTTCCACGCCGATACCCAAATTGCGCTGTACCAGTTCCAGACGGCATTTTACATTTGCCGTGACGGTTCCCCATGTTTCCGTCCAGCCACCGCGCCCGTCTGAGGTGCGAGTCATAGACAAGATATTGCCAACATCCGGCAGGGTAGCCGCCTCTAGGTCATGGCGCAATCTGCGAAGTTCCCGCAGGTCAGGCATTACCATGTGTCACTCCGTTCGGCAGTAATGGAATATGCACCCATGCGCCCGCGCCAAAATGTCGCCTGTTCCCGTGCCTGTTTATATAACTGCGATCTGGTCAAATCATGCCCGTCTGTTTTCACGTCATACGATAAAGAATAATACGCAGCCTTCTGGTCCCACACATCAGCGGCGGCGGATTCCATCATATACGTTTTTCCGGTCAAAAAGTATGCCGTGCCGCGTTGGTCGGTTGTAAAGGTGATGACTCCGGCATTGTAGTCCACAGAATAAGATGCGGTAACGCTTCCGCCAGCAGTAAGGGCAAGTGAAAAATTCGTGCCGCTTTCCAGGTTTCCATACGGGGCGTTGTATCTAAAATATTTGACTGTCCCGCCGCTGGTCATTTGAGGAACACCATCCAGCAACTCATCATAAAAATCCATTCTATGATTGTCGAGTACTTCCTGTAATTGGGCATCGCTCCAATATGGTACGCCTGCAATCTCATAATCAACAGGAGAGGCGTTTGTCATGGCGCGGAGTCTGCGAATGAGTGAGGACATCCCCGCCCGCGCCTGCGTGTCATCGTAACCAACCACAAACGAAATGCGGACTTCTGATTTTTCACTATTCGAGAACGTGGCGACAATATCAAGATAATGGACGCCTGTATCAGCAGGGTTGGATAGTTGCGCCCCAACATAGGGACTGGATACGGTCATTGTGGGAACAAGCGTCCCACCACCACCGGGAGGGGTATGAAACGCCGTCCCACTGGCAACCGTAGCACCAGAGGGTAAATCGTCCGTAAAGTCTGCCGTCCAGATTCGGACTTCGTTTCCTGTTTGTTTTGTGGTCGCTTCGAGTATGGTTGCCATTAGTGTAATTTCCTGCGAATGGTCGCCTCGTACACTTCGTCTTTCGCTTTGTAGTTTCTACGAATCGCCACCTCCACCAGTCCACCGGCAGAAAATCCACCAGTCGAACCAAGTCCAGAGGCAACAAGCAACAAGACACTTAACACTTGATTCAAAGTGCCGGTTACAGACACACTACCCGCCGATTGACTGGTAATGGCTCCCAATGTTTGCAATGCAGTGGCTTCGACGCTAACAACTCCGCTCCCCGAAATTGTCAGCGAACTTAATACGGTTTGGATTATACCACCAACGTCTACACTACCTGTTGAAGTGATGGTTACGGCGCTCAGTGTTTGCGCGAGTGTTCCCAGCACTTCGCCGGGATTCGATGCACTTCCAGCGGCGGATAATATCAGGACACCCAATGTCTGCAAGAGTGAGCCGGTAATTGTCACATCTCCGCCCGCTGAAATAACAATAGACGATAACAAGCCGGTCAATGTTCCCGTGACATCCACAGAACTTGCGGACGTGGATTGTAAAGCGGAAAACACGATACCCAACGCGCCTGATATATCCACGCCGCCCGAAGTAGAGGATGTAATACTTGAAAGGGTTTGACCCAACGTCCCATTTACATCCACTATCGCGCCGCTGGATAAAAGTATCGTGGCTAAAGTGGATGCAAGAGAGGCGGTAACAGTAATGTTACCTGCCCCGCTGATCGTCAACGCCGCCAATGTTTTAGATACTAAAGCAGTAATGTCAACGGTTGCGGAAGTGGTAGAGGTTAGATTAAGCGTCTTTGCGAACGATCCTGTTACGTCAACGGTCCCGGCGGTTGAGGTCGAAATGGTTCCAAGTGTTTTAGCAAGTGTTCCGGTAATGCCTGTATCTGCCGGTTTTAATGCACATTGATAAATCACATAACTTACACTCGCACTCGATGTAATAGACGTTGCGCCTGTAGAGCCAGTGGACAAACCTAGCTTATCCGCCGTTGCTTGATATTCCTGCCCGGATTCGCTTTTTGCGTTTGCGTATCCATTACCTACACTGGTAAATGTGGTGGTGGTGGGGAAGGCGTCATCACCCATCAACACCAAGCCACACGCGCCCGAAGTGGCAATTGTGATTGCTGGTGCGTCAGCGGTTGCTTGTAAAATTCCAGTAGCCCGATTGCCTGCTGCCGGCGCCACATCCCACACCGAAGAGTCGACGCCGCGATATTGGCGGATAACAATACTCCAACGGTTTGACGATCCTAATGTGAATGAATAACTGGACGGCTCACTACTGCCAGCCACACGACTAAACACATAAAAACGGGCGCTGTCTGGATTGTCTCCAAAGTCAGCAGCAGTAAACGCCGTTGAGCCGTTGTTATCTGTTACCGTATTCGATGCGCCGTTGGCGTTTACTGTGGCAATCAAAACATCACCGGAAGAAATAGTTAATCCGTGAGTAATGGAAACATTCCCGCTTCCGGCGTCTGTTGATACAGTAGCGATTAGTGAGATTGCCATTTAAAATATTATGCGTTCCCGTCCGTCAACACAAAGGATGTGATGGTAACGGATTGACCGGCATTAATAATCACGTTTTGCAGTTCCAAGTCACCGCCGCCGCTGGTATTGGTGCAAGTTCCCTGCATGTGACAGGTTGCGCCGGTGTTATTGTAAATACGGAAATAACCAACCGTTCCGGAGGCGTCCGCGCTCGTGTCCTGCCATGTTCCATTTTTGCCCACCGTTCCGCCGGTCGCCGTGTCCAGCCAGTCAGCGGGAAGGGTGAGGGTTGCGACCGTTCCGCCTGTATCTGCCGCCGCACAATTGGCAGGGGCAGAGCCGGTCAAGAGTTTCATGATTGCCGTCCCGCCGGTGACGGTTTCCACTTCTGCAACGCGAGCAGTCCGTAACGTGGTAGAGAGTTGAATAGCCATTTGAGTTACTCCTTTTTGAACACCCCCGCGCCTATTTGAGTATAGGGGGCGTCGTGCGTAATGGTTGCCGCTGGATTCATTACGATCTTGAATCCAGCCGCTTTTAACCTGTTGGTAAAATCGACATCCTCAGCTTGATTAAAACCGAGTTCGTCGTTCCATTGCACGCGCTCCCATACGTGTTTCTTCATGATCGTTAAGCCCCCGGTCAGTGATTGCAAATCACTAACGTCATTATAATCCAAAAGCCAATTAAGTCCCTTGTCATGTGCTTTCCAGTCCCAATATCTTGTACCGTCTGGATTCAATATCCTGCACGCCATGACATCCCACTCGCCGGGATATTCAATGACGGCTTTGTACCAGTCCAACCAAAACAACATGTCATCATCCGTTACAACGATAATATCGCCACTCGCACAACCTACCGCGCCATTACGCAACGCGCCGAGTCTACCCTGCCTTGCCGTGTGTGGCATGGGAACAATCAAATCGACTGGCGTCCCTACCTGAGGATTGCCGCTTACAATGATTTCATACTCTGGCGCGTTCAATACAATAATCGAATCAATCTGCGCCAGTAGTTTAGCGGGTTCTTTTCCATCAGTGATGATACAGAAACTAATCACGATAACGCCTCCACTATTTCAACCCATAACGAAATAACATCGTCGCGCACCTGTGGGGCAAGTTCAACCACTTTTTCAAGTGGGGCGTATTGTTCCCCGTTCCACCCGATTTTGCCCGTCTTACATCGCTTCATATGCAGCATGGATAACCCCATATTTTGACATTGGGT